GTAGTCGTCAACGTCAACAGCTATCCTCTCGTGGAGATTGCACCCGGTAGCGCTGGCTACCGTGAGGAAAACGAAGGCGCCGGCAGTCGAGGCAACGACCGCGGTTGACGATGACGTGTCGTTGCCCTCACGGAGATAGGGCGCGATCACCATGGAGAAAAGAGGGGTAACGCCGATATATGGTTCAGCCCCAACGTCCAAAACGTTGTAGCCAAGCTCGGCGCGACACCGATCTATTTCTCCAGTGGTGAGCGGCATCGTTACTCAACTTCGCGGTAGTAGTAGTCGACCGAACCCTTGTCGTTGGTCCCGTCAGCGGTACCCGTGCCAGTTACCAAACGGCAACGAGCGTAGGGCCAAGCGTAAACGCTGCCCGGAGCATCAAGGCATACTTCGAGAGCGACATCGGAACCGGTGCCAGTTACCAGCACTACGGACGCCGGGTTGTTCCAGCCGCGTGCGGGAATGAACGTGGAGTTATCCTTGCTCACTTCCCAGACGGCTGCGATCGTGGTCGTGTTGGTTCGCGCATTGACCGACACGTGCGCCATTAGCGTTCCGCCTTCGATGAAGTCCGGAAAGACCGTCTTTCCGTTGATCGACTTGGGCGCAGCGCCTGACGCGAATGCCGTGGTAGCGGTAGCGTAAACGCCACGCTTCAAGATATTTCCTGTGAGTCGTCCCATTGGAATTCCTTACGCGGCGGTGAAGCGGGCGGTGTAAACGAAGCTCGAATCCAAGAGCTTGAAGCCCATGTAAGCAAGCCAGATAACCTTGGCGGTTTCGCCGTAGTTGTCGTCGTTGCTGTAAGCGACCTTGGGCGGCTTGCCCATTGCCGTACCGAGCGCACCTGGAGCAATCGCGTGACCGCGGTAAATCGGCACCGAGCTCGAGTTCGTCGGCTTCGAAAGCGTCGTGCTCTTGAAGACGTGGAAGTTTCCGATGGTGCGAAAGTACGAACCAGGGAACAGCGCGTTGTACTGAGGATAGAACTCGCTCAGTTTCATGTAGTTTCGATCGAGCTTGAGAGCCTCAGCGCCGGTGGGCGGTGCGACGAAGATCCGGCGACCATCCGGCAGAACCGGGAGGTTCGCGTCATCCATTACGCGCTCCATATAGCTCAAGAACTCGAACGACAGTGGCGCCGCGCTCGTCGAGCCGAAGTCGTTGTCCACTGTGAAGCCCTTGGGATAGAGGGCGGTCCCGCTGTCGAGAATCGCAACCGTGATGTTCTCTAGGGTCTTGTCAAAGTCGCGCTGCAGATGCAGGCCGACAATCTTCGATGCTTTGTGAACACCGAGCTGGGTGTCGAGACCATCGAGCGAGTAGGGCTGAACGGCAGACGTTCCGTATGGGCCACCGATGCGCTTCAGTGTAATCGAGTTCTGCTCACTCGTAAGAACAAGCGGAGTCGTGGAAATCGATTGGTCTTTGGCGATCGTGCGGCTCACCTCAGTGTAGGTAGAGTCGGTAAACAGCGGGCGATTGATTCGCACCGTGTGACCTGGCTCGCCGACCATGTTGACGTTTACCGCAAAGACGTTCTCGGAAATCGGATCCGAAGAGAGCTCCAAGCGGCTATCGCCAACCTGTGCATAGTCAGCGCCATTGCCGCCCAATTCTCGGCCAATGTGGCCAAGTTGATCGGGAACGATTAGCTGCGCGTCAAGCGCTCGCTTCATCATGGTGGCGTATAGGTACTGTGGTTCCGGCTTCTTCAGAAGCATCGGACTCGTCCGGTCGTAGAACTCGGCGGGAATATTCACGCGTTCAACAGACATAGTATTTCCTTCGTTGTGTGCTCACCCGCCAAGGCGAGTGCAAAATCATTGTTTGAAACAAGCGTCGCCGTGTTTATCGGCGTAGCGTTGGGCGGCGAATGGGTTGACCTTATTCAGCTCGGCGAATACGGCCGCGTGATTCGGGGGTGACTGCGCGCCGGTCGGCGGCGGAGCTCCACCAGTCGGGCTTGTGGTAGCTGGAACAACCGCTGAAGGCGTTTTAATGGCGACCACCGGTTGAGTTGTCGCTACCACTGCCGCCTGTGGCTGTACCGTTTGCGCGCTCCAGGTGGGCGCCAGTTGCCCGTAGAGCTCAAGCCATCGGGCTTGGTCTGTGCCGGCGATCCCATCAAGAACCGCCTTGTGCTCCGGTTTTAGTTGGGAAGCGGCCTGATTCACCGCTACCGTGAGCGCTCTCGTTTGCGCGGCAACGGTCAGGTTTAGAGCCGCCAGCTTATCTGCGTCGCTCTTTGCCGACTCTTCAGCTGCGCGCTTTGCGGCAATCGCAGCCTTCGCTTCGGCTGGGTCAGACACCCCGAGCTCAGCAAGCAACGCTGCTCGCTCCGAACGTTTCGCCTGCTCAAGTCGGGCGCTCAATGCCTCTGGCGGCATATCGGCGACCGTTACTTGTGGGACAGCTTGCGCGGCCTGTGGCTGCGCGGCATTCGGAGCGGGTGCGGCAGTTGGCGCTTGTGCGCCGTCAACAATACCAGTCATGTTTCGATCTCCCTGAAACGCCCGTTACCGTCGGCGACACGTGAGGGGACGAGATGAATCTTTGGTGAACTTACGCAGCGGCCACCGAGCAAGCGACCATCCACATAAGCGGGACAGTTGTACCGCCGGGCAGGTCAATCTCAGTACCGGCGATGTCAGTCAGGTTGCCCGTTAGCGCATCGGTCGATACCGTGATGGCGTTGCAAGTGACAGCGGTTCCGGCGGAGTTCTTGCCAAACCCAGCTTGCTGCGCATTCAGCAACTTGTACGTCTTGCCGTCCTTCGTCCACGACGCGATTGCGGCGCCAACGCCAGCAACTGAGAATGTGTCCGTGGATGCGACGTACGCAGGGAAGTCGACGGCAACCAGAAAGCTTTGGATCTCGGTTGCGACGCTAGAGTTACCAGTGTCCAGTCCGGTGATTCCGGAGAAGGACTTGAGTTCGTGAACAACTGCGCGAATGATTCCGGCTTGAACAGTCATGTGGGTTTATCCTCGAGAGGCAGCGCGGAGCGGGCGCACGTTGGTCGCCTCTCCACTGTGTTTCGCAGCCGCAAGCAGCCGCTTCAGTTCGTCGCGCTCTTGAGTGAGTCGCGATAATCGTTTGATTTCCCGGTCAAGCTCAACGATGCGCGCTCGGGCTTGCCGCACGAGGGTTCGAGGGGTAACCGGATTTGCGTTTGATGCGCGATTGATGGGCTGCGCGATGCGCTTCGGTTGCGACTGTTGCGCCGGAGCTTCGTTCTGCTCAACGGTAAAATCGCCCTTGTTCTTCCACTGCGCTTCGCATTCCGCGCAAGCGTTGATAAGTCCGTCGTCCGTGAACTCAACCGAACAATGAGGCGAGCCACATTGCGGGCAAATCATTTTGACCAACCAACCACAACACCACTAGCCGGGCTTCCAACCTTGACGATCCCAAATATGCGCATTCGGTGCCATTGGCCGCCAAGCAACGACGTGAGGGTTATTCCGGTGCCCGATTGGTTCTTGACTACGAGATTTGCGGTGGTGCCGATAAACACGAAGTCGGGAACGTCGGTAGCGGTCGGCGTGTAGTCAACCGTCGACAAGTCGGCAACAGCGAAGCGAACTGGGATGAGGCCAGAGTCGATCATCGCTTCCCCCTCTTGCTCTCAACCGGAGGCTGTTCTCTTGGAGGCTGTTCGCGCGTATCGCTCCACGAGCCTTCGCCACACTTGGGGCACGTCAGCGCGTCGCTCTCGCAGGTTTCGCCACAGATGAGACAGGTTTTCATGATTCTCTCAATGCAAGATGGATCGGTGGACGAAATGGGAAGTGCAGCGGCAATTCGTGTGGACGTTACCCGGGACTAGACCGCCTTCGAATTCGCCGTCGATAGCTTCCGAACCGTCGAGCCCCGCGCATGTCTCACATGTTCGCTTGTCGAGTTCGGCGTCCCAAACCTCGACGAGTCCAGCGTGGTCCGCTAGGTCGATAACCGCGTTTCGGTGTTCAAGATTGTAGGCGTTTGAGTTCTCAGTAACGGCGAGCTGAATCAACCGCTGGTCAATTCGCTTGATTACCGGTCCGCCTTTGCCGAGCGTGTCGAGCCCAAGCTTGCCGGTGTTTCCAGCGTAGAGTTTGGATCGGTTGAGGTCGATCAACTTACCGGGAATTCCGGATTGTTCGAGCCTGCCCCCGAAGTACTTGGTTGCGTGAGCAAATGCCTCGCCGCGTGCCGCCTGCCGAATCCCTGCGAGGGTCGGGTAGAGCTGGGCCTCTAGCGCGGCAATTGCCTCAGCCGTCGCTCTTCCCTTTATCGTCTTTCGGCGCAGCAACAGGAGAAGCGCCAGTGCCGCCGCTTCCGTTTTCAGAATCCGCTTGCGCGAGTCCTTTGCTTGCTCGTTTTCCGGGAGGGCCATTTAACTGGGAATGAGCCGCTGAAATTGAGTTAGCGAGGTCGTCGGCTTCTTTCGCGTCGCGCTCGGTCGCCTCTTCCTCAAGTGATTCGAGGTAGGCGTCAACGTTCTCAATTGCGAAAGTCCGCTGTAGTTTCTCAACCGCAGTCCGCTTCGTGATTAGCCTCGAGTCGAATGCGACCTTGGTCGTATCAACGATGTTCTTCTCATCCTCGGCGTTCGGCTGGAACCACGTGCCCCACCGAAGTGTAATGGGCGGGTCCGTCCAACCGTCCGCCTGAGTCTCGAATGTGAGCAAGTCTTTGTGTGCCACATCGAGCCCGCGGGTCTTGAGCGCTGTCGACCCGAGCTTTGCGGCAATCCGCAACAGCATACAGTAGGAGGCGCGTAGGTAATCGATACCGAATCCGTCGCGGTCCTTTGCGACTCGATTAAGCTGGCGAGCCATGAGCCGCTCAAGCGCTTTACCCGAGAGAGCCGCCGCGAATTTGATCTCTTCCGGATTCAGCGCGACCCAGGCTAGGGCCTCAGTGATGCGCGCCCGAAGGTCCGCCATGGTATCAGCGAGGGCCGCAAGAGCGCCGGCACTTAGTTCTAGTTGCCCGACCTTGACGTTGGTGTCCGAGTATTGATTGACCCATCCGGGGCCTTGCTTACGCGCGCCCTGTGGTACTCCGCCGCGACTTATAAACGCTTCTTTTGGCGGCGAATGCGGCGAGTAAGTTCCGCCGTTCGGGGTACCGAAAACAATCAGGCCAGTCTGCGCCGGGGCCGTCGGGTTGTACCCGGGCTCTACGCCAATCTCGTACTTTTGCGGGAGCGAATGCACCGCGCCGTCACGACGGATTGACGCCATGAGGTTGAACTCGTCGAGTTCATCCAACGAATGGGCGTGAATCGCCTTACCGTCCGTGTCGTTGACGATAGACGAGACAAGCCGAAACTTGTGATAGATGACCGGGCAAAACCCTAGGTTGTGCTGCGCGGTCTTGGTCGGGTCGGGAGTCCATGTCGGCTCTAGTCCGTCTTGACGGGCCTCTCCCGGTAGAAAGGTCGTGTCGGAAGTCGCGTCAATTACACGCCTGAAAATGAACGGTTTCGCGTGCCATTCGCCCCTGGCATCGCGCGAAATGTCGACGTAAGGGTATTGGACCGTCAGGCTCGCAATGACGCCGTGTTGATCGAATGTTGCCGTCGAGTACTCGGCTTGAATCGTCTCGGCAAAGAGACGCCCGTCACGAGCCCCGAATAAACCGATGCACGTTCCAACTGATTGCCCGTCGCAATAGGCGGCACGGTTGTGAGCCCGGAGTTTAGCCTCACGCTCAATGCTGCGAATGAGCGAATCAATCCGCTTGCTCGACTCTTCATCGAGAGCTTCCTGCTCGTCGCCTTCGTCTTCATCGGGTCGACTCGAAACGGTCGGATAGCGCCCATCCGCCAAGAGCAAATCTTCATTCGAGGTGATGGCACCTTCAGCCGCTGGCCAAATGATGCAGGGCTCACGGTCCCAAACGGGAACAGACTTGTCGTTCCACTTCGGCCGACCCTCGTACTGGTCACCCGTGACGTATCGACGCAACTTCCCCAGATGTAGCATTCTGGGCGTAACATTCGCCTGAATTGCCTTCTGAGCCTCGTCTTGTCCGTAAATCTTCATGCGTCACTTACGAGGCCTCGACGGCTCAAGCTGCGTCCGAATTCGCCGATCACCATGTAACGGAGCGAGTCGAGGGCGTGGTTGTTGCGATCCTCGATGTCCTCGAGAAAAGCGTTCGCGTTATGCGGGTCTCGTTTGCGCCGATAGCTTTTGAACTCTCGAATCGTGTTGACGCAACGAGGGTGAATGTAGAGGCGGGCGTAGTCGTCGCCCTCTTCAAGCTTGCGACGGAAGAGAAGTTCAGCGACCCGAGCCACACCGGCTGGTATCGAATTGTCGGCACCCACGGCATTGAGCCCGGCGCGTCGATAGTCGTTGATCCGGTCGGGCCGCGAAGGATCCATCCAACCGCGGATCCCCTGGTAGCGCTCGGCCACGATAGCATCCCACTCATGGTTAGGTCGCTCCGAAGCGTAGTGCTCTTCAAGAATCCAAATCAGCGAGTCTTCGCCGTGGCCAGCGACGCCACCAAAAAGCAGAACACCCGGGTCGTTCCACCCGTGGTCGCCACCGATGGCGTAACGGTGAAACCTAACATTCTCGTCCGGAGCCCGTACGTGGAAACTTTCCTCGAACGGGTAAACGAGCCCCTCCGCTGAATCGAAATCTACCTCGAACTCTCGAGAGTAGACCGCGGGCGGGTATTTGCGCTTGGCCTCCGCGAGTAGACGCGGACTGAAGATTTCGGGACACTCTTCCGACTTGGTGCGGAAAGAGTAGAAGTTTGCCAGGTCCGGATCGGTGGATTGCCCGTCCGAGTATCCCTCGAACAGCATCCCGTTTCGTCCCTGCTTGGGGGTGCCGGCGATCAACTCAAGGGCGAGTGACCACGGCTCCGAAAACCACGGCTGCGTGATTGATGTGCGAATCGACTTGTCAATGTCGTCGCCCTCATCGAACACTGCAACGTCAGCGCGGAAACCTCGACCGCGTTCTGATGTGGCAAGCGCCGCGGGAACGGGGATGAAATACGAACCATCGGGGAAGCTAATGGACCAATCGGTCTTGTTGAGCTTCCCTCCTAGGAAGGCCCATTTGCCCGCGTTCTCGGCTTCGAGTAGCGCGCCATGGACCTGCTTGAATTGCTTCAGTGTCGGCATCAACAGGTAAACCCGGATGCCGGTGATTTCGCCGTCTAGTGTCTTGCGTTTTTTCCCGAACCACTTGGCAATCAGGAGCCAGATTACCAGACGAATGAAAAAGCTTTTCCCGAGACCTCGACCCCAAACCAGGGTGATCGTCTTGGGGATTCCGTCGAACAGTAAACGGAACGGCTCGGCCTGATGCTTTAGGATCCGAACGTCAACTTGACGTGACATCGGGAGCGGGTTCGGCTCTCACCGACTCGATTGTCGGTGACTCGCCAGCAACAGTGATCCTAACCTCGACCGGTCCTGTCTTACTCGGGTCGTCCGGCATCTCCTTAGCTCGCCGTGCCGCTAGGGCTCGGTGCGCGTCGGACAGGCCTCGGAAGTACTGCGGGCCGTTGTCGACGATAGAACCTAGGGCATCCGTAACCGGGCCCTCCTCTAGGCGCTCCGAGGCCAGTTCCGCGGCTCGAATCAGCATAGCCTCGACGCGATCTAGACCGCGCGAGAGAAACAGCTTACGAGCCGATACGAAGGTGGGGTCCTCCTCTGCCGCGTCCGCCAACCTCTGGCAACTGGACGGGGGGAGCTTTACCGCGTGGGCCGCCGCGCTCAGTGAGCCGCTACGCAGGTACTCCACTCGGAACTTCGCAATCAGTTCGTTCGGAATCGTTCGCCCGCGACCAGGCGCGTTACTTGCCACCCGTTTCCGGGTCGGTCGCTTCTTTGCCATCGCATCCCTTGCGCCCGATTTGCGCCCGGCGACGGCGAGGATGCGCGTCGGCCTTAGCCTTCGCGTGTGGTTTGCGCCGTCTCTCCGGCTGTCTTGAGTAGTCTCCCCGCCAACACCCGTCTGAAATCCGCATCTCCCAGAGTCGCCACGCTTGCCCGTCTGGACCGTTTCGGTATCGGCTGGGCCTGGCTA